AACATCCGTGGGTCTACACCCGCTCCTAGCATCTGTCCTTGTCCGTATGGCATATTATTAGTCTTTCATGTAAGATGGAATCATTTGGTCTGCCCAAATAACTCGTTGTGAGATGTTTTCGATTGTGCAATCCATTTTGGGGCAGTGAACAAACTTAGGTGCTGATGCTCTTCTGTCAACACAGGCTGTACAAGCGTGAACGTAGTCGCAGTTGTGAGTGCGATCTAGCTTCTCAGACCACTTGCCATCTACCTTTTCGTATCGGCTAGTTTGGATAGGCACGTTATTCTCTTCGCAATACTGGAAGACATCGTCATGAGTCCAATCCTTCATTGGGAAGAAAACAGAGCATTCATCTGGAATGGTTCTCGCGTCAATCCTTGTGCCAGCATCACCACCGTAAATCGGATCGCTATCGCATAGCTTGTGTCCAAACAACATCCCATCCCAGCCCGATACAATGCCACCACTTTTCGGTCTATTGTAAATATCCATTGCGCATACCCAAGGCTTCCCATCTTCCATTGGCGTAATGCCAGTTGGACAAGTCACCTTTGTTTTGTCAAAAACATACATATTCTGAACTTCGAACTCATCATCGGTTTGCTGAAAATTACTTAAAGTCGGAGACCATGAGTAGACCTCAAGCCCCCAGTCTTCAATGATTCTGTGTTGAAATGCATACTTGAAAGGTTGCCATTGCTCTGTAAAAAAGAAAATTGGAATTTTAGCCCCAACCTTGTTAAATACTAGATCTAACAATGCCATGCTATCCTTGCCCCCACTCCAAGCAAGAACGGGACGTTTCGAGAACTTTAAGCAGGTCTCTATATTCTTGATCGCCTTGTTAATTTTGTCCTCCATTAGATAGCAACTGCTGTGATTCCCGCTCCAACGATTGCACCGCCAGCACTCATCATGCCAGCAGAACGGGTTGCTTTTGCTTGTGCGTTGGCCGCTTGTGCATTCATAATATTCTGCCTGTCAGCCGCACCAAGGTTAAGCGCAGACCCAACATCAAATAGTTGAGGCTTACCAGCACCGATGGCATCAAGACCAAGACCCATCATTTGATTGCCAACTTGGTAGGAAAGGGGTTGGCTACCAAGAAGCTGAAGTCCGGGCTGAGTGTAAAACTGACCTGCCATGCTGTATGCTCTTTCTCCAGCTTGTGCCGCTTCTGCTCGCTTCCGCGCCATCATGTCCTCACGGCCCATAATCTCAGAAGCAATGGCGTAGTTTCCACCAACGCGACCAGCGGCTTGTGCCCCCTCTCTGGCGGTTTGCTGGTACATGCGTTGCTGCTCTGGAGTAACACCCTGTGCGGCTGCGTATGCTCGCTGGGACTCTTGTTGCGCCTGTTGTACGGCACTCGCCTGCTCTGGTGATAGTCCAGCCATCAACCCACGGGTAAGCCCAGCCTGTCCAGTCATCTGACCAAGTTCAGCTTTACGCGCCGCACCAAGTTGCTGTGCCGTTTGTTGGGTAAACTTTGGAGACATTTTAAGCATCCCAAGCCCAAACTGAGACACATCAGCAAGGTTTTGACGCTGAAACTTTGGACGATATTGTTTCTCGAACGACAAAATTCCAGGCATTGCGCTCTGGAATGCCGACAACAATGAACTGATATCTTTGGAGTAATCAGCTATTGGAGCCTGTACTAATTTAGGTTTTTTTCCCATTGGATTAACTTTCTTTTAACTTTGAATAAAACTTGTACATGTCGTGGACTCTTATGCGGTCACTTTCCTTGAAGCTACGCTGGAATGCAATGAAGTCGTGGTATTGAATGTATTTACGCAACGCCCCGCGCATGTCTCCTGTAGTAAATGTAACGAACAAGGTGTCCCCATCGTCAACATGGACTGCTTGAGTTGGGTTTTCACGGAACACACTAAAGCCCATAGCAAAACAATCCATATCGCAAACAACAATGCCATGACATAAGTGCCATGTGAGAAGTTGTTGGAAGTCGATACCTTCTTGTTCATAGATTGCTATTGCTTTAGCTAGGTGCTGGTTCATGCCATTATTACCACGCTTAAAAAATCAAAATTTTGTAAAGCAGCGGCTGTGTCAACCGTTCTGATCGTCAGTGAAGTAGCGAAACCACTACTATTAGTAAGCGTTTCAGAAAAACTTACTCGATCAGATGTAAGCACAATTGCTGGGTTTTGTGGAATAGAGCCTGCTGGGAACGTAAGCGTGTACCTTCCAGTTGAGGTTCTTGTTATTGTTCCAATGTTCTTGCCATTTACTGGTGCTGTTGCCGTATTAGTTCCTGATGGACTTGAAAATCTACCCCATGCTCTAGCTGCATATAATGGAGCAACACCACTTGGAACAGGCATTGATGCAGATCCCAAAGTGAACCCATTAGTATTACTAAATGTTGTAATCCCTGTAACTGATAGCGTTCCTGCGATGGATATATTCGTATCCAATTTTGCGCTTGTAACGCTTCCATTTAGAATTTTATTGGTAATTACTGAATCGCCAGATAATTCATTAGAGGTAATACTGCCAGACCTTACCTTTAATTTGCCGCCCGCCACCTCCACTGTACCACCGGTAAATACTGCATCATCGGTCATTATTGTTTGGTCAATGATATTGTTGAGCTTTCCGCTTGTGACCGTGTCAGTGGCGGTAAATGTGTAGGTTGTATTAACTGCGCCCATAACTTATTTTTGTGAAATGATTTGTCTGTTTGTAACTGAACCCGAAACTTTTACTGAGTTTATCTTGGGGGAACCAACGCGTCTTGTCAATATCATTGTACCCGTAAATCCTCTAATTCCGCCTAGTCTACATCTAACACTTGCGGTTTCTGATTCATTTGGGCTGCTTGGTTCAAGCAATCCACCAAGAAATGTGCTGGTTGCGCCTATAAATTGGGAGTCATCTGGATCTTCCGCCGCAAATGATATTTCGTATTCTCCGCTAGCTCCCCGTAGGTTTTGCATGTTAATCTGAGCATCCGTAAAGCGTTTGCGCTCCATAGTTCCAAAATCATATCCTCTAGTCACAAGGACGGAACTAATTACTGGAGAGACAATTGTTGATGAGTTATCAATGTTTAGAAAGTCATTGGAACTCTCACCCGATTCAAGTTGATGAAGTCCACCGTTTGATGTTACGGCATAAATATTATTTCTTACCCCAGTACTTCCAATTATAAAGTTTTCAATTAAAAACCTAGAATCCCCAAAGGTATCAAGCGATTCCCATCCTTTATTAAGGAAGTTAAAAATTAAAATTGAATTGTTCCCACGGGCATCATTAGCCCCAGCGTAAGAGTCTAATGGCACTGCAAGGTAGTATCTATTTTCGTACAGAACGCCCACAGCATTATCTGAGTAATTTTTGCTAATCCTGTCAATATATGGTTGGATGTTCTTTGAAATTGGTTCATCCGCTCCACGAAGATTGTAATCATTTAAGAATTCAATACCATAAACCCCGTCATCGGACAAAAACATCATTAAGTTTCCGCGCATAACCACCGATTTGCGAGACAAACAACCAACCTCGGATGTCAATTCAGTAACCTTGGTGTCCAATAAACTGCCTTGAGTGCCTGAGATTAAATGTAGGCTGTTGCGGTTGAGTACAACTAAGGCATCGTCGTAGAACCCGTGCATTCCCACCACATAATCAGCAGTGCCACCAGAAATTCGGAACTGATTCTCGATCTGGTCAAAGGTTGTAGTGTCCAGTAGGTCAGAAACCGCAATCTCGTCAGTTATTTTTCGGCTAGCATAGGTAATTGCATTGTAATCGCCAGACTGGTCGTAGTAATACGGAACCCAAAGTCGGCGTTGAAAGTATGTGGCCCAAGGCGCACCGGGTTGGTGCATAAACCCACCACCTTCAGTAACCCTCCCGCCAAACTCAACCTGTCCCGTGCTTCCGCTCGCCGCTATGTTGGCGACTGGAGCGAGGAACCGGATATTGGTTGTACTTGCTGATGTTACTTGGAATTGTTTACCAACAATCGCGGTAAACTCTGGGATGGTTGTCTCGTAAATTACGACAATGTCACCAGCGAGAATCGTTAAGTTGCCAGTAACCGTCAAGGAAACCAAACCGCTCGATACTGTAACACCGCCTCCACTAGAAAGAAATGTTTGCGGTTGGGTGTAAGCACCGCCGGGGGACAGGGTAAACCCGCTGATTATGGTAGCTGCCGTTGTTGTAAATGTGGTGCTAGTAGATATCCCAGATGCCTTAAAAGTAAATACATCTTGGCTGGAAACTGAAACCACCACATATGTGCCATTCGGTCGGGTTGAGCCACCAGTAAGCCCTGCAATAATAACGCTATCACCAGCAACAAGCCCATGCTCGCGCACATTCATTGTCACTACGGTATTCGGGCTTGCAGTAGCATCTGAACCAGCAGAAAGAATAGGCCTTCCATTAGGATGCCATTCCAAGGCTTGCTGCCCATCTCGAAACAGCATGACCTTGTCAAACGCTTGAATCATGTCGGTGTTAGCACTAACCGTCGAACCTGATGGGTATGTGATATCGACAGGGTTTGACGGGTCGTCTAAATTTATTTTTTGTGCTTTTGCGTCCAACGCAATAATCACATATTCTTTGTTGCTTTCATTCGGGTCGCTAAACAAGCATGATGAGCGAACATTGGCATTGGCCGCATTGTTCACTAAAAGCTGGGTTACGCGAGGGTTTGTTCCAAGTGCAACGTCTGTAACCGTAGCGGTCGACGGGATGGTTAATTTCAATGTGGTCGCAGTTATGACCTCTAGCTCCCTAGTTCCATTCAAATTAGTGGTAGTAAATATCAACCCGCTAACCTCTGCTTTTCCGCTCGTCCCAATTGCATCGGAACCAAAAGCACCTCCAGATATGGTAAGCGTAACAAAAGCGTCAATACCACCAGAGGCGGCGGTAAACACAGCACTAGAAATTGTCCTGCCCATCCTGCTAGTGGTTGCCCCAGAAAATGTATATGGCCCCGTAGCGGATGTCAGAGCATAAACAAAACTGGTCGCTGTGGCGGATGCTGTGATTTGAACCAACCCATTAGGGTTTGGCCCGGCCGAATACCCCAAACCAAGCACGGAAACAAAATCACCAATTGAAAAACCATGTGCTGACCCAGTAGTGATTGTGACCAAATTGGTTGAAGCAACCGCATTGGTAATAGAAATCGAATCCCCAGCCAATAACAAGAACGGCAACTCTAGGGATTTCAAGTCTGTTGTTAATGCCCCGCTCAGACTAGATACATTCTTGCGAGGCTTCCAATACCCCTCCATCCGCCCGTTCAGGCTTTCCCTTACCTCACCCGGCTCTAACTGGTTAA